TCATCTTCACAGTCATGCCGCCGTCGATGACGAGCGGCGGGGCGGCCCAGCCGAGGAACGTGGTTCCGTCGGCCCGTGCCTCACGGAGTTTGGCGCGGAACACTTCGAGCGCGTCTGCGGACTGCTTGAACCCGAGGCTGATGGTTTTAGCGTCGGAATGTATGGTCGCAGCGATCTCGGCCCACGGCCTATGTCCCGTCCAAATGGCTACCCCGGCCCCGATGAACAGGGCGGGGATGGCTCCCAAGCCGAGAGCAAGAGTGGCGATCCCCACGGCGACACCGGGAACGAGGCCGTCGACCTTGTTCAACACGCCTACCAGGTCAGCGAACCCCCTGACCACCGGTGTCAATTCCACGATGGCCTCACCGAGACTGACCTTCACCGTATCGATCGCCGCCTTCAACTCATTCTGAGCGGTCAACGCATCCGACCCGCCCTTAGCGAACAGGTCCATCGCGTCAGCCGACTTGCCGGTAATCAACTCCAACGTCACCTGCGCTTTGGCCTGCGCCAACGCCGAACCGGTCAGATCGTCGAGACCCCGTTCAAGCAGCCCAGCTTTGACTTCTTCCTCACTGATCTTGATACCCAGACCGATGAGGGCGTCACGTTCCCCGAGGATCGCGCGGGTCAGAATGTCGGTGGCGTCCTTGACATCAGTCGTTCCGCCCTTCCATTCGGATAGGGCGCCTGCGAGTGTGAGAACATCGGTGCTCATGTCCCCGGCGATGTCGCGGGCGAATCCCATTGGGACGAGAAGGTCGCCTACCCCGGCGAGGACACCGCGGAGCCGGTCCTCCGATATCCCGAACCGTTCATTGAAATCGTCGGCCCACGCGGCGACAGTGTCACCGGCTTCACCGAACACGGTGTCGAATTTGCGTTGCCACGATTCGGCTTCGACACCCAGATCGAACAGTTCCTTAGCGGCTATCGCGATGCCGCCTGCGGCTAGCGCCTGATACGCCAGTTTCGCCTTGCCAGCGGCGGAGGACAGTTTCCCCTCAACCTGATCCGCGCCCGTAGACACGCCACGGGAATCCATCGACATTTTGATGATGAGGTCAGCTACTCCGGCCATCAGCGACGCACCTTCGCCTCAGCCGCCCTCCGCCGATAGTACGACAAATGTTCGTACCATTCCGATAGCGGCATTTCACGCATCTCCGTCAACGTCATTCCCCCCAGGTCACGGAGAAGCTGATGCTCCGCGTAGAGGGTGTCGTCAAGCATCATCCGCCGGTCGAAATTGATCGGCCTCGGCGACCCCCGACACCGCGTTGAACGCATCTACAAGTTTCTTCCCGACACCGATCGGCTGCTTCCTGATGATGTCCGGCCCGTCCTCCCCCAAATCGGGTTCGATGATGCAACGGGCCAACAGCATGTTCTCGAATTCGTCGGCGTCGAACTCCTCGTCAGGTTTGATCTGACTACGAGCCCAACGAGCATCAGCGAGCGAGGCACGGCGGATCGTCACCTCGCCACCCCACTCCGGCACATCCACCACGGTCGTCGCAGCCGCGGCAACCTGACGGGCCTTACCAACAGTGGCCTTACCCATTAGTTCTCTCCTTAGGAGCGTGTCTTGGCGCCGGTCACCGTCAACGTCAGAGTCATCCGATCCGCGTCCGACACGGATGCCGGTATCTCGTAGCCGGAGATGAACGCTTCGAACGACCATTTCGGTGTGGCGTTGCCGCCCGGCCCGTACACGCAGGACCTTGCGGTCTTCTTCTGCGTATCCGTACCGACCAGCCCTTCGAACGTTGAGTCATACGGGCCTGACAGTGTGACAGTGGTGACGGAGGTGAGTCCGGCGATGAACGACGGGTCCTCCGCCCCGAATGTGGTCACGTTCGCCAGGTCGATGCCGCCTGGGAGTCCGGTGACCGAATCGAAGTAGGCGGACACGTCTGTCGGCGAGTTCGCCGTATCGTCCATCGAGAAGTAAGCGTCCTTCCCATGCGCAGTGCTCATGTATACATCCTTTCGTGTTGTTTGCTATCGGCGCCCAAAGGCGACAGTGAATGTAGCCGAAGTGAAACCCGCCGACGTTGACCATTCGGCACGCAGATACCTGTTCACCGTAGTACCCGCGGCGACTATCTGCCGTTCCGCGTCCTCCGTATCCGACGCCAGTTGGGTGAACGTTGCGAGGGTGGCCCATGCCGCGTTGTCGGCGGAGTGTTCGACGGTGACGGTCAGGTCGGTGCCGGTGAACGCGGTGCACCACAAGTAGGCGGCTCCGCCGTTCGCTGTCGACGCCGACGTGTCGTCAATCGTCGCATCATTCGTCAACGTCCAAGTGTTCGACTGCGAATCGGCTCCGGTGTCTGCGGCGTTATCCCCCGGCACCCAGCCTTGGGCGGTGGAATGGAAGATCGGGTTGTAGACCAGCGCCGCGGATGGTGATCCTGCCCTGGCCGAGGCACCCAGCCTTGGGCGGTGGAATGGAAGATCGGGTTGTAGACCAGCGCCGCGGATGGTGATCCTGCCCTGGCCGAATATGAGAAGACGGAGCCGGCGAAGTCGTTGTCCGCAGTGTTACTGATTCCGACTTTATGCGCGAACGTGGACGAGTACCGGGCTGCTAGCTGTACGCCGGAGACGGTGGCCCCCAACTGGGTCCACGTAACCTCATCCTCGTTGAAGGTCGGGTCCAGCGAGTAGTAGAACTTGGTGACCGCGTTCGACCCGTCATCGTTGTCATGCCAGACCCGGACCCACATGCGGGTCGAATCGTCTGTCGCGCCGACCGATCCGAGTGTGACGGTCGACGCGATTTCGACGGTGGCGGTGCCGTCGGTCGAGTAGACGAATAGGAGGATGCCGGTCGTGTCGACCCGTAGGGCATGGTTGATGTTCCCCGCAGCACCCCACTGTGAGCCGATGGTCGTGTCCGCCGCGGGGGTCCAATCATCCGCCTTCACCTGTGCGCTGAGAGTGATCTCACCGGTGATCGCCGTCGTGTAATCCGAATCAGCGGAGCCGTTCGTGCCAGGCAGGTCGAGCCACATTGGTAGGCCGCCGACACCGGCGGAGCTTCCGGCACCGGTCTCCGCCGCGGCGACCGAATGCAGTGATGGGCCGGAGTCCCAGCCGCCGTCAGCCTGCGCCGCATAGGACAGCGCGACGACATCGCCGACCGGCGGCGACGTTACCAGACTGGACTGTTTCGTCAGGCCGAACTTGCCCCTGTTACCGACTGTCGTTCCACCGGGGAACAGGCCAAGCACCTCACCCGCCGTCTTGGCGAAATCATCCAAGGCGGGGGTGTTGACTGTGTCGTACAGGCCTGTCAGGTTCACCGACCCGGAGGAGAGGCCGGGAAGGAACACCGGGTCCTCTTTCGTGAACGTGGTGATGTTCGCCATGTCGATACCGGACGGGGCGGAGCCTTGGGTGAAGAAGCCGGACGCGTCGACCGTGTCGATGAGGATCGTCGTGTCCTTACCATGCGACCTCATTCCGTCACCTCATCGTCTTTCTTGCGGATCGGGGTGGCGAGCCCCTGGGTGATGATCCACTGATGTCGGGCGGGGATGTCGACCTGATGGCCCGGCTTGTAAACCTTCCCGCCGATAGTGAGCTTCACGTTCGCTACAGCTTTCATGTGTACATCTCCACTACGAGTTCCGCTCCAATGTATTCGATGCCGCCGAAATCATAGGCACCCACGTCACGGGCCTCACGCACATTCGTCCAATCCGTCCCCGCAGTATCCGACACGGCGGCGCCCTGCTTGTCGTCCAGCAGGTAGGGGATCGATCCGGTGTCACGTGGGTCCAGGTAGGGGTCGAGGGCGATGACCGCTTCTTCCATGTCGACCCGTCCCACGTACACTCGGCAGAGGAACGTGAACCGGGTGACCGGTTTCCCGAACGTGCCCATCCCCTCCGTATGGTAAGTGATCGTATCCAACGGCCCGACGACAAAGGCGGGGGTTTCGATCATGTCAGGCGGCTGCTCATAACAGTTCAGGGCAGTGTTGACTGCGGCGCGGGCGGCGAGGTCGGTTCGCATCTGGGCGACACTCATCGTCCGAAGTTCCTCTCCGCAGCCGACGCCACAGTCCGGATGCCTGGCGCGACGTCACGGCGCATCGTCTCGGTGTAGGCGTCACGGAGAAACGGGTTCGCCTTGGTGCCATGCTGGGAGATGGCCCGTCCGACAAGGAAGGCGGGGATGCCGTGACGGCGTGCCCATCCTGCGATCGCCTGCGGCGGCGGCCAATGCGGCCGGGTGCCGTCATGCACAAACTTGGAGTACTTCGCTTTCGAGATCACTTCAGCCCGGCCAGGGGGGACGAACCGGAATATGATCCCTGATCTGAGCCGACCCGTATCATCGGTCTTCGCCGCGTTCTCCCTCGCCCGACGTTCAATCGCCTTCCCCACAGTCTGGAAGTAGTTGACCATCGGGTCGGCTGCCGGTTCAAGGACACGGCCGATCTTCGTCCTCCGATCAGACAGCTTCCGTCGCAGCTTCGCCATATCCGACTTGTCCAACTCCAGGTTCATGCTGATCGTCATCGGCTCACCCGTCCGTACTTGACCTGCCCGGCGAGGAGTTCCCGCACATCCGGGTCCAAGCGTGGGAGCGGGATGCCGCCGGAGGTCGGATTGTCAAGGATGCCGAACGGCGTGTCCTTCCGCTTGTAAATCCGGGTCGCGAGGAGGAGGCACGCTTCGGCCACTTCGGTGGGTGTGCTGCCACCCCACTTCGCGGTCACTTTCACGGCGAGCCGGGTCTGCTGCCATTCCCCCGCGAGCGCTTCAACACGCCAGTACGGCGCGGCGTCAGGTTGGAGCCGGAAGCCGTAGGAGCCGGTGTAATCGTCCTGCGTCCATGCCTGGCCCCAGGTGCCGAACACGGTCTCCTGATAGACAGTGAGACTGGTCGTCGAGGAAATGTCGTCCACGATGAGAATGGTCGGATGGTCCGGCGTGTAGTACTTGGCGGTCGCGGTGCTGTCAGCGTAGAAACGTCTTCCGCACCACCGGTCGATCTGCCGTGACGCGGCTTCGATGGCCCGGTCCACGTCAGCGTCATGGGTGGTCGCGGTGATCGTCAACGCTGTTTTCAACGCCGCCTGAGTCAGATAGCCGTTGGTAATCGACATGTCACCATCTCACTTTGACACGGGTGATCCCGTAGTTGGCGAGCATCGGTGCCAGGGTTTCACGGCAGGTCCGCCAGTGGACTAGTTCGTCGATGGTGAGCCACGCGTCGTTTGGCCCGTCGCCCGGCTTGTCGACCGTGAAATAGCCGTCCTGCCGGACCCCGTCAACGAACCGGATGCCCTGTGTCCAGGACGGGCCGTCTAACGCTTGCCATGACACGTCCCAGATCGGTGTCTCATACGAGTCGGGGTCGTAGGTGACGTCCAGTTTCTTCAGGCCGATCAGTTCGGCGAAGCCGGTGAGTGATCCGCCGAACCGGTTCAGCGACGCCGCGTTCAGCGGCATGTCACCGTCACAGATAATGTCGATGGTCTTCCCGTCATCGGACCATGACACCTTCGGCATGGGTCAGCTCCTGTAGGTGATTGTGGCTACGAGCGCGTCGGTCAGGGCGTCGCATTGCGCCAACGACACGGTGACCCCCTGCGCCGAAGCGAAGGGAGCATGAGCGTTAGTGATCGCACTGTTCGCGTTGTCGACCGGTTTGCCCCGTGGATGCAGGACAGCGTCGGTCGCCGAGTCGGTTACGACGAGGATGTTGCCGCCCGAATCGGCGAACGCGATCGTCGTATCGGTTGTGGCGGGGGCGGACGCATGGAAGTTCAGGATCACAGTGAGTATCTCACCGTGAACCAGATGCGTGGTCGATCCGACCGCTGATCCGGCGACTCCGGTGGTGGTCACGTTGAAGACCCGCTGTTTGATCGTCATCAGTAGGCCTTACCGCTTTTGGTCGCCGCGAATTCTGATCCGGGTGTCTTCTTCGCAGGTTTCTTTGCCGCGGGTTTCTTGGCTACGGCCCGTGTCGCCGCAGTGTCGGTGAGACCCTCAACCATTACCGGTAACTCGGGTGCAAGCTCCTTCGCCTTCGGTTCGGGCTTCGCCTCGAATGGACTGAGACCACCCGGAACCTGGATAGCTAGCTCGGCGACCACAGCGTCGTCCAAGTCGATCACATCACCCGGCTCACATGCCAGGTAATGGAGACGGCCGGCTACGGACAGGCTGGTAGCGAACCTGAAATTCGCTTCACATTTCATAATCGCTCCTTACTGGGCGGTCAGATCAGCGTCGGACAAGTCGTAGTAGGTCACCAGCAGGTAGGCGGTACCGCCGGTCAACGTCGTGTCGTCGACCACAACGTCGACCGTGTCCGCCGTGCCGTAGTACTTGCCGGTGGTCGCGTAGGCGCCGGCGACCGACGTGTAACAGCCGACGGTCGCTTCGGTGATTTCCGACGAGGCGGCCCATCCCGCGACGGCGTCACCGTCACCGATCGTGAATGATGGGGTGCCTCCGGCGAACACCTCGGCGACGTAGAGGGTGACACCGTAGGGTGGTACCCATGATCCGGCGGGTAGTTCGACGGCCTGTACGGTGTCACCGTTGTCGTCTTCGGTGATCGCCGCGGATACGGCTAGGCGGGGCTGGCCGAGGGTTGCTTGGACTGCGTAAACGTTGGTTGCCATCAGGAGCCTTTCTTCTTGTTCGGTTGGCTGGCGATCATGTCACTGAGTTCCATGAGCCGGCCCTCAATCTGGTTGACACCGGCCTGTTCCTCCTTGACCTGTGCCTTGGCGGCGGAGAGCCGCCCGTAGGCGACCTGAAGGAAGGCCTCCAGGTCGCGTTGACGGGCGGTCAGATCATTCATGCTTGGAGGTCTATCCACTCGTCGCCCTGCTTCTGGAACAGCTTCCCAGCAGAATCGACGACCGAGATGTACAGGGACCCGTCGGCGTACAGGGTGTCGGCGCCGAGGTCGGCGACGATCCCGGCGTCGTTGGTCGCGGTGCCTGACGCGATGACGCAGGGCAGGCCGCCAGCGTCGGCGGTCATCATCCTGAGTTCCGCCACATCACACGTCGCTGCCCTGGAGTCGTAGAAGTCGACGCCGTACCGGAAGCCCTTACAGGACGACGTGCCACGGTTCCGCAACGCGTAGCCATCCGGAAGGTTCGTGTACACACCGTCGGTCCGCTGGTCGGCAATGAACGCCGCGTTACCAGTCGTATCCGCATGGGTCGGCCCGTTGGCTTCCATCTGGAACTCGACCCGGACACCTTCCTCCTGCCCGGTCGCCGCGGTGCCACCCACATTGTGCACCACGTCGAACTGGGCGCCCCGCAGGTTCGTGATCGCGCCACCGTCGCCCCGTTGCCGCACCGAAACGAATGCCCCTTGGAGAGCGTCGATCGTGCCGGACGCACGGTTATTCAAGCTGAGGTTCAGGCCACGGGCGTAATGCCCTGCCGGAGTGTTGGCTGCCCGGTTCGTGTACGACCAGTCGGTCAGCATGTCATTCGAGTCGCCACCCGCTACCGCCCCGGTCGCTGGCCGTTCCCCGGTCAACCCGAACAGACGGGACTTGTATGCCCCGACGTGGGTGAAGAAACCGGTGGTCGTGGAACCGCCGTCGATACGGATACCGCCGTAAACGTCGGACGCGGTGTTGAGCCGGTCCACGTCCACCACGGTCCGCCTGTTAGACGAATCGAATCCGATCTTCGTCGTATGGGTACCGTACTGTGTCTTACCGTCAGCGGTGCCGATGTGAATGTACTTGTCGTCGATGATCTTCGCGTCCTTCGACGCGAGCCACGACAATCGTTCTCTGATAGCCATGTTCTGCTCGCTTCCTATGGTTGCCAGCCTCCCCGCTGGCTAGGCGGGGAGGCTCACAGTGTGTTGTCAGACGGTGATGTCGTACAGGACCGCAGCCGACTCGATCCCGGAGGCGGCGCCGGTCGGGGACCAGCGGCCGAACCCGAGACGGGTCGAGTAGACGATCCTAAACTGGTCGGTGGCCGGGATCGGTTCGAACGCGACCTGCAAGGTGCGGCGGACACCGACGGTGAAGCCACGGCGGTTGAATGCCACCACGCTTCCCTTCGTCGGAGTCGCCGTCGAAATCTTGCCGTCCGCGTCCGTCAACCCGAGGGCGATCGACCCGATGACCGGATGCCCGAGGATCGACGCGACCTGCCCGGTCTGGATCGTGGCCTGCGGACCGAACTTGTCCAACGAGATGACCTCGTCGAACTGTGCGATCGCGTCCGCGGTCGACGGTTCAGCAACGAACACCAGGTCCGCCGGGTTCCCCGGATGGCCCCAGTCGTTCATGTACGTCCGGTCCAACATGAGGCCCTTCGCTCCGAACAGGTGCGACACGTCCAACGCTCCGGCCACGTCGGTCTGATTGTTGGTGTTGTCGACCAGTCCGACATGCCGGAGACCGTCGAACGCCAAGTAGTGCTTGGTGTCCGCCGGGTCGGCGTCGTCGGAGTTGATGTTCAGGGTCGACGCGTTGGTCGTATCACCGTTCAGCACCAGGCTGTCCGAGTAGTAGGCCAACGATTCGACTGCCTGACCTCTTAGGAACGGCAGGAACGCGATGATCGAATCCTCCGCCATCTCCCCTGAGTACATGAGATGCAGGACGAACTTGTAGGCGTCGACCTGCACCCGCTGGCTTCCCGCCTTCGAGGTCGTGTAATTGCTGGAGTTGGATGCGGTGGATTCGGAGACGAACAGCAGTTCCGGCAGAGCGGCCGCGACCGGCAGATACGCTGTCGGTGCGGTCATAGTGAACTGCGGGATCTGTGAGAAGACACGGGACTCGTGTCCGGCACCGGCCCACAGTTCCGGCACATACTGCGCACCGATTAGCTGTGATCCGTAACCGGATTCGGCGGTGTCCATCGCACGGCTGTTCCATTCGACGGCACGCATCGCCTGCTCGAAGCCGGGCTTCGTGAGACGACCCGAACCGTAGGCGTCTTCGATCTGCCTGCGGTCAGCGTTCAGGCTGCCGACGACGGACGCGTAATGGCCCTTCGTCACGGCGTCGAACGCGGCGTCGAGCTCCTTCGACGGACCCGGTCCGCCGAACATGCGGGTCGAGGTCATCAGCATGTGCAGGACTTCGACGTCGCCTACGGAGAGGCCACGGAACTTCGATGAGGTGAACTGCGGGTCTCCGCCGAACACTGTCTTGCGGACAAAGTCCTTGTCGGCCAGGCGGGCTTCGATCTTCTCGTCGATGACCACGTCCTGGGCTTCTAGTTTGGCTCTGATCTGGTCGGCCAGAGCCCCCCAATCGGGTTCAGTCATTTGATTCTCCTAAAGCTTGGAGCACCGGACCCAGGTCGGGTGCTGGCGGGGCCTCCGGCGGAACCTCAGGGGGAGGTTCGGGAGGCGGGTCTTCGGCCAGGGTGTCGCGTAGCGCGGTGAGCGCCGCGGCGGCCTGGTCGATCTGCTCGATCACCGTGCCTCTGAGGGCACGGGGGTCGGGCGTATCCTCCGAAACCGCTTGCGTGGAATCGGAGGCAATAGTGGGTTCTCCTCGGAGGCTCCGGGCGTAGGCTTCGGCCCGGAGGAGGAGGGCGTCCTGGTCTCCTGGGACCGGGACAGCGGAAATGTCAAGCAGGTCGGATTCGGTGATCCGGCTGCCGTCGGAGTCGAGGGTGTCCCATCCGATGGATACGGCGTTCATGAAGCCGGCGACGTATTTGCGTTGGATTTCGGCGGCGAACGGGTCGGCCATGTCGAAGCTGACCCGTGCGATCAGCCGGTCCTCCCCGCGTGTGATGGCGGTGACCCGGCCGATCGGTGGGATGCGGCCCGCGTAGTCGTGGACCCAGAGGAAGACGGGGTTCCGCATGAAATTGTCGACCGACAGTCCGGCAAGGTCGATGTCGAGGCCGTCGCGTTTCACACCGGCGGTGACCGCAGTGAATTCCAGTTCACCGTCGGGGAGGGCGCGGGTCATGTACCCACGGATCGTGTCCTCCGACAGAGCCCGGTCCATCAGCATGGTCATTCGAGTGCTCCTATCACGGCGTGCAGCATACCTGTTTCGGGGGGAACATGTGTTCGGGGTTCCGCCAGCACAGGGGCCAGGACGCATCGGCAGTTGATGTCCTCACCGGCGCATCCCGTGCGGCCGGGTCCTGGGCCTGAGCAGCCGCCGACGAAGAACTCCTCATCCAAGCCGACGGAGGTGCCGTCCAACGCGGCGTGGGACGAGCGGACTTTCTCGTCATGGGCGGTGACCCAACGTTTCCGTATCTCCGCAGGGAACGCGGTCCATGCTTCCAATTGGCCGTCGGTGACCGCACCGGTGGTTTCGGATTCGGCGATCAGCCGGGCACGTGTCTCACGGGCGGCCCGCATGATCCGGTTCACTTCGGCGACCAGGTCGTCCACCGTGCCGCCTTCGTCCAAGATTTTGCGGAGAGCGAGCCGCAGGTTCTTGAACGTCGTCGTGTTCATCTCCCCGGCCAGCACGCCTGCCCGCAAAGTGGCTTTGCGTCTGAGTGCTCCCTTGTCGCGGGTGCCGCGAATCTCATCGGACGCCTGGTCGAATGACGATTCCATGATCCCGAGCAGACCGGGCAGGGCAGCGTCAGCGGCCCGCGGGTCCCATACGGTCTGGTCGAACGGTGCTTCCGACTGGCCCTCTTTAATGCGGCGGAGCACGTCGTCGCGGAGCCGATCAAAATAGCCGCGGAGATCAGTGGCGAGCCGGTCGGTCAGCCGGTCGAAGGCACGACCCCGGACAGCGAGACGGGCCGGGTCCTGTTCGAATACGCTGATCGACGAGGCGGATGAGACTGGCAGCAGAGTGGCCAGCGCCCACCAGGCGTCACCCCACGCCACCGTCTCATACCCGTTCTCCAAACGCCATTCGTTGATCGTCTTCGCGCCCCCCGTAATCTGTTCCTTCTCCCTACCCCATCTCTCCGACTCGTCCTCCTGCAACGCCACCACATCATCCAGATTCAATGCGACATGATCCACATTCGGATATGAGGGGACGAGTTGGCGGGTGAATTCGGCGGCGACGTAGTCGGCTTCGAACTCGCCGGTCTGTTCCCAGAACAGCCGCTCATAGACTCTGAGGTTGGCGAGTGTGGCGTATTGGGCGTCGCCGACCAGGGCGGGGGGCACACCGATCGCCCGGCACACCTGCCGGAAACTGATGTTGAGGCCTTCGATGAATTCGGCGTCCTTCGGTGTGATCGACATCTGCTTAGCCTGGAACTCGTGTTGGAAAAACGCCCAGCGATGCGCCTTTTCCACGCCCCTCGCCCGACGGTCGAACAGGTTCTCCAAATCCGTCGCCTGCTCCAACGTCAACGTCGACCCGGCGGGCGGGAGGACGAAACCGCCGGCCATCATCCCCTGGGTGAACAGGTTCCGATTCGCTTTCTGCGCCGCCGACGCGATGTCCGCGGCGAGCCGTGCCGCGCCCATCGGTGGTAGGGCGGCGTACCAGTCCTGCGGATTCGGATACGCAATCCAGATCACCTCATCCTCTGTGAACGGGATCGGGGCGCCGCCGTCGGGTGGGTAGAACAGGTAGCCGCGGATGAACTCGTTGCGGTCACGGACGGGGCTCATCATCGTCGGTTTCACCGGCCACAACTCGACTGGCACGCCACGGGCGTTGCGTTCGATCGTGACATACGCCTGCCCCCAGATCGCCATACACAACTCCAGGTGGGCTTTCATCTTCAGCGCAGTGAAATGCGGATTCGGCCGATTCAACAAAGACAGGATCGGATGGGCCTCGTATTCGGCGCCGTCCGTCTTGAAGGCCTGCCACGGAAGCTTCGCGAGCATCTTCGCCCGCAGCCACGCCGTCGCATACACATCATTGGAGGTTGCCAGGTAGTCGCCGTAGGAGTCGGATGTGTATTCGTCTTCGCCGGACCAGGAGAGGGCGGCGGGATGGGTGAAGACGGGGACGGCCCGCATGTGGGTCCGGGCCTGGTCAACCAGACTCATCTAAGCACCCAGACGATCAGACCGACGGCGATGAGGATGACGAGGAGCCATTGCGCGACTACGGCAGGATCAGCGTGGGGTAGCTTGTCGTGGGTCGCCTGTTTCAATCCGACTGCCGTCGACGCCCATGCCCATGAGATGGCGGTCCAGGTTACGGTGAGGAGACTGCCGATGATGATGCCGGTGAGCCAGAATGGGGCGAGCAGCATGGACCCGGCAGTCTTGGAGGGTGTGAGACTGCGGGCCTGTTCACGGACACGGTTCCACATGCCGCGGAGGATAACACTTCGCCCGAACGGGTGTTCGCTATATGGCGAGCCAGCCTTCCAACGCGGTCGGCCCCTCATCCCAGAAAACGATGACACAGGCGTCACCCGCATCAGTGGACCGGCCGAGTCTCCGACGGATCTCGTCTTTCGATTCGATCTGAATCTTGCCGCCCGCCGCCTCACGCCACTTCGGGGTCGTCAGATCGCCGAGCAGCAACGCATCGTCCGGCAGGCATATCTCCGATGGGGGTTCGAGGAGTTCACGGAGGTTCCACCAGGCGGCGGCCCGTTTGTTGATGAACCCGAACTCGCCGGACTTGTCTTTACGGTCGGTGCGTTCCGACGCTACGAACCCTACCGCTTTGGAGGGTCCGAGTAGTTGGCGGAGGCGGGAGAGGACACCGGCGCCGACACCGATCGAATCGACGATCGCCTCTCCCGCATGGTGGGCGGCCCGTTCCGCGGTTAGCATCGTGTCGCCCATTGGATATCGGCGCAGCTCTGAGACCACATCCCCGCAGCGGAGGGCCATCACCGTATCGTCGGCCCCCTCATCCGCGACATCGACGCCGACAAGCTCCGGGGCAGGTTTCGCACCCAGGGCTTTCCACCGT